TATAACTCCAGTTTCAAGATTAGTGGATAGTGTCGCACCCCAAGGAGAATTAGACTCCAAAGACAAAGTCTTAAAGGCTTTAACCTCTGTTGGGCTAGGATTAAAAACAGTGGTTATAGTAGAAGAATGGTTCGTGCCATAAAATTTATTTCTAGCTAGGTTTGTGTTATGCCTATACAGATTGCCTTGATTGAACGTATACAAATAATTATTCATTCCAATTATATACTCAGGTATATAAGAATAAAAAGAGGGAAACCCTTTAACTGACTCGCTATATGTTATAGTATAATCACTCATGATACACATCCTATTGTTAGTTCATAATCGGTATTTCCCGCAGGAATAATCTTAACAACTGCCTGTGTTGGGTACTTGGTTGTCTTAGGTACTGATAGTGTTCCGCTAGAAGTAACGGCTCCACTAGTGGTAGTGACACCATTGTATATCACAGTAAAAGTTATATTGCTAGCAATTAATCCAATCGTGTATGTTAAAACAAAGGCATTACCACTTGCGCCCACATTGCCAAGTTCTACAGTAAACTCTCTAACCACCGCATCATTTGCATTAATTTGCGCTCCACAAGGGATAATGGTTTCAGGCATATCAATCTCATTGTCTTTTACAGACAATACATATTCATTCATATAAGGATCATAGCCCCCTAGTTTTTGTCCATCAAAAGACTCAATAAACCTATCCCTAAACCAGGAACGCATACCATAGTTAGATATTACCTCTAGTTTTTCGTTAGTACCCGCACCTGTTAATTTTAAAACCGCCCCTCTTTTGGCGTCTGTAAAGTAACGATCAAAGCCATATGCGGTAAAGCTTTCTGGATTTAAACTAATACCATACTCTTCGATTCTTGCAATCTGCTTTCCTAAAACTTCAGGTACTGATGTTATTGCACCACCACCAGCCGCATCTGAAAGTAAATTCTTTCCCGCTTGCACATAACTTATTTTATCTTCTTGAAGACAAAGAATATCCGTCTCCCTAGCGTGAAGTTTTTGAATAGAGCCAAAATCTATCTCTAAATCCTTAAAATTAGCTAGTGCTAAATTAAACTCATTAAGTTTATTTACGTTAGACGTCGGGTTATATACACCGCTATAGGTTAAAGAACTTGCATTGCGTACTTGCTTGTATCCTTCTAAGGAAACAGAATTTGTTCGGCTTCCTATAGAAACAGAACTTCCTGCAATTAAGTCTTCTATTTTAATACCCTCAACTCCATTGCCAAAGGTATATGCGTTAAAAAAGTCTAGATTAATAATGGCTGGTTGAGATCCTGTTTGCGTTTGAACATTCCCAGAATGAAATCTATTTGTAATAGAAAAACTTTGAGAACCTTCATAAAAAACACCTTCTGCAACAAGAGATGGCCTTGTTTCAAATACTAAAAAGTCTACATCACCACCAGCTGTATAGCTAAAGTTATTAGCAACCACCTTGGCATATAGACCTGCTTTTGAAAATATCCCCGTTGCAGCTTCTATCGTTATATCTAAAACTTCAACTTCTACTAGGTTATTTAAAGGGCCTACACCGTCTACCTTACATACTAATGTATCTCCTACAGAAAACTTTGTTTGGTTTTCACCCTCTAAAAGCATAAATATGGTATTGGTTACTCCTAAAACTTCAATATCAGATTTTTTTATGTAAACAGTTTCAAAAGAGCCTTGAGAGACTTGTAGAGCGAATTTATATCTAGTTGCCCATGGCGGGGCAAGGTTGTTTATTGTAGCCTTAAGATAATTTCTAGTGTCTGATGCGCTTACAGGAACAAATTGAGTATTTGTTTCAGATGTTAATACAGTAGAATTTCTTCCTTCTGCATCCATATATATTAAACCTAACTCATAATCTCTATTACTATGAAGCGTTCTATTGTAGTCGCTTTTCATGTAGCTAATAATAGGATTAACAACTTCAACATAAAAAGCTAACTTGTCAGTGCCACCAGCAACAACATACATCATAGCAGGAGACTGAAGCCTTACTAAGTTAGGTTGTCCAGAAGTAGAATTTATGTTAAAAGATTGATTATTGGTTCCGCTTCCGTTAGGCGCAGTTCCAATAAAAGTGCCGTTTTTTTCCCATTTTTTCTCTTGAAAATTATCTTGATTAAATTGATCAATAGGTACAGGGATATCACATCCAAACTTGTCTCCAAAAGTCAAACCCTTACACAAATTGGGAGTGTTTTGCATTGTTGTGCTACCAATTGCCGCTTGAAAAGATGAACCGTTAGTTATAAAATCATATATACTAGAGTAGTTTCCATCTACCGTTATCTGTATAGATGTTCTAAAGGTACTAAACGTACTACTGTCCGTGTAGGTGGGACTAGATGTTCTAGCTTTAAATTTAAAACCAAGGTCTATTGTTATTATGTCTCCAGTTTGTAGAGTTACATTTGAAAAATTAAACTGAGCAGAGTCGTTTGCCACTGTAAAAGGTTGAGTGGTAAATCCATCATTATATGACACTCCACTACTTACAACAGAAGCGCCAATTTGATCAGAACTCACAACGGACTCGCTAACTAAATCAGTAGTATAGTTTATAAGTAGAGGCTCTCCGTTTGGGTTTGTTACATTGTAACCTTCCACATAGTTACCATAAAATATGCGATTACCCATTTCGGTCTGAGCTTTTGCTTTTAATGGAACATTATCAAACAACCTCAAGAGCTCGCTCTCCGGTAGCGTTGTAAATACTTTGCTATTGGAAAACTCAACAACTTGAGTAGAGTTATCTGCCCACCCTTCTTCTTCTTTAGTAAACTTTTGAATAACATTTATAACATTAGAATTACTTTGCTTAAAACATAAGTCTATTCCAATAACACTAGCGGGTCCTGTGTTAATAGTTATATCGGCGGCGTTAAATGAATTTAACATTCCAACATTAGAATAAATTTCTTCATTAACTTCATAAGGTGAAGGAGCAAATGCCGCTTCAGAAAATTGAGATAAGGCGCTATATTCTCCATCGCTGTATTTATATCTATAAGCAAAAGATATAAATCGAGTCTCCATAAAATCATCTTGACCAGCTATGTTTTTTAATGCAAAAGTTGGAGAACTAATTGGAGATGGTCTTAAAACACTAATATCACCTTCAATAAAAGATGTAGGATACTGCCTAGTAACATCAATACGACGAGGAGGATTTAAGTCATCTGTAAAAAACAAGAAGTTATCAATTAAGTTTACTCCAGTTATTAAGAACTTAGGGTCAAAGTTTAAAACAGATGTAGAGATTAAGTGATAGTTAAGGGCTTGAATGTTGGTATTATACGAAACCACCATGTCTACACCCCTAGTAGGGTCATGTACAAACCAATATAAAGTCTCTTGCGTTCCGTCCTCATAAGCGCCAATACAGACAGCGTTTGTACTTAAGCTACTTCCGTTATACTCTAGTGTGGTTATCTTAGTATTTCCTTTTGTATTTTCTAAAGCTCCAATGGTACTTCCTTCAGTTGACCCTAGTCTTACATTTAAAGCATCACGATATTCTCCTAAAGGAAGAATTCTTTCATCGACGCCCTTGTTCATGCGCCCCTTAAGAAAATTAGTTTTTATGTCCATATTACTTAATCCACTTATCTTGACCACGTAAATTCATTAGCAATCGACCAGGGTGAATGTTACTGATTCTTATTTTAGCGTTTCGCAGTAATGCTGATTTCTCTTTTCTAGCTCTGTTTACAATATACTCTTGTACGTTTAATTTAGACGTTAAGATGGCATATTTAACGTAAGCGTATACATACTCCTCAAAAAGTTTATTTACGCTAATAGAGGCAATGTCTCCACCCTCCATTCCATCAGATACATACTCAAGTATGGCAATTTTATCTAGCATACCAGAACTAAAGTTTATAACTCCAGCTTTTTTGTCTATCCTAAAAGTAGGGTTGGCGTTTGCAGTCTCGGTGTTTAGTCCAAACCTAGCTCCAATATTGTATTCGAAATACCAAGAGCCATCACAACACCATCCTTCCTTGCCATTAAAGTTAGGATTGTTTTCGTTTAGATATATACTTTTCTTGGTTCCCTTTATTCTGTCTAAATCTAAATTAGAGTATTCAGGCTTTAAAATGTTACCATTCTCATCAAACAATATTCTACTCTCGTTGTCTTGAAGGTATGCGCTTGTAGAATTTATCTGAATGTTTTCAGTAAGAGGGAAGATAACCCCATCTCTATATAGAGATACCCTTACCCAGTTCACATAGTCAGACGGCAAGACAAATCTTAATTCATTGTCTACGCTTAATTCTAGAGCCTTAATCTCTTTGAAGGCATCATAGTTTAGCTCTTGAATAGCTCGCTTGGCATGAAACAACACTTGATATCTCTCTGCATTATTTACCAACTCATTGTTGCCCGCGTATATCGCCATAAAATTATTTACAATATCAGACAGGCTAGTGTACTGATAAGAGCCCCAATTTGTGTTTTCTGCGGGATTCGCTCCGTTTGTGTAATATTGAAACTGAGTTAAGTATGCCATGTCTTATTTTTCTGATTGAGTTTCTTGCGCTTCTTGACCTGTTGCAAAGTTTACAACATCCGCCTCTCTTATTGATAGACCTGCGTATTGCAAAATCTTAACTACTAAGCTAGGCTCATCTGTAACTGGCAACTCAAAGTCTTGATAGTCTGCCGCGGACTGATTAAACACCGGCTCGCCTGAGCTTAGTGTAGACCATGTCCACTTGGGGTCTAAAGGGTTTCTAATATAGTAAGAGTCTACATTGGTAGCTCCATTAATAGTTGTAGGGTACACCTCTATAATATTACCTCTCTGAACATATACCGGAAAAGCAGTAGTGGGAGCTAATAGGTTTGTTGCTATTAAGCTTCTTATCTTATTCTCTTCTACCTTCTCTATCTCTACGCCTGGTTGTCCCACTCCGACTGTGTTGTACTGAACAACATTTAAAAGATAGTAGTCTGAAGGTAAAGTGTATTTGCTTGTATTAGGGGTGACTTGAGCTAAGGTTGCTGTCTTAGAAAAGGTAGAGATAACCTCTTCATATCCTTTGCTTATGTCAGGAAGTCCCGTGCCCGACTGACGAGCGTTTTCTTTTACCACCTGATAGTTTAGATTATAAAAATAATCCTCAAAAAGATCCAACTGTGCTTGCTTAGCAAACAAGTTAAAATCTGAGGGGGATATATATCCGTAGTTATTTTTATTTAATACCGATAGTACAGTATTCCTTACTGAGTTTATCATTTTTAAAAGGTTTTAACAAAGATAGACAAAAAAAAGAGGCCTCTTTTGAGGCCTCTAATTCGTAATAATGAGTGCAATAGATTAAGAGAATGCAGTCATTGTAATTGAAGTCACAGTCTGACCACTAGGTAGAGCTACTGGTGATACAACATTTGTCCAGCTAGTCTCTGCAGCAACGACTAAAGCGTCATTGATTGCGTCAACCAAAGCTTGTGTTGAACCAACTGTTACACATACTAGATGATGAGAAACAGACCCTGCTAGGTAAATGTCTAGGCGTGTTGCGCTAGCTCGTTCTACATAAATGCCCTCTCCACAAGGAATCAACTCAGTTCCTGCTCCTGTTACTAAAGAAATATATTTTGCCATCAGTTAAAAATGTTAGATGTTAATAAAGTACAAAGATACTCAAAAAAAAAGACCCCATCTCTGAGGTCTCTCTTTGTGTTTAGGTATTTTATTTCTGCTTTTCTAAAAGCTTAAGTGTTTCAACACCCTCGTCACTCTGCAAATATGAAGCCACAATATAAGTGGCAGACTCCCCAAAAGGAACCGTTAACATTTTTGTTTTGTTATTGGGTAAGTTAAAGTATACGTCTTTGTTTTTATTACGCATCCCTAGTAGTCCATCTTCAAAGAACTTAGCAACCTTACTCTCTAGCTCAAGCATAGGGTCGTTAAGTAAATCTAAAAACTCAAAAGGGTTCTGCTTGGCAAAGACCAACACATCTCTTTTTAACTCTGCGGTAGTCATCTTGTCAACAGAAGCGCCTAAGAGAACACGAGATATGTTCTCAAGCATGTCTAGTGTTAAGCTACGAGCTGCAATCAAAGCATCTACCTCCGCGTCAAGGCTCTGAACCTCTTCTTTAGCCTCAGCCTCTTTGTTAACCTCCACAAATATATCACCAAACCCAGGGTGGTAAGATAAAAACTCTTGGAGAACAGGGTTGTCTTTAGGAACATGCAAAAAGCCATCATCAAAGATTATAGGCTCAACAATAGCAGTTCCATCTTGCTCGTCTTCAAAAGGTGATTTTTGGTTTCTAGCATATCGAAGAGGTCGATTGCTAGTCCCATCAAAATACAATAGAGGCTTACGACGAGTGTGTCGTGATGCTAGCATAAATGATAATGGTGGGGTTTTTCTTTTTAGGACATAGTTCATGTCCACGGAATTCTTATTTTTTTTCATTAGATATAATTTAATATGATTTAAAAAAAGGGAGGGTGTTTAAACACCCCCCCCCGTTGAGTTTATTTATCCTTCAAACAAGAAGAAGTTGTTAGCACCTAAAGTACAAACAGCACGCTCAGAAAGGTAGTTAACCTCCATTGCGTCAAGGCTACTTGTAGCAGCGCCTCCTGCAG